AAGTTCATATCTTCTTCGACGCGATCCGCAGCTTTCTTTTTCTCTGGCGTCTCTTTACCAAATATCGTCGTACGGACAGGCCCACGCGCGGGGAATGTCTCCATAATTGTTTCTGACTGGAACCTGACAACTGCTTCTGTAATCATTGGGTGGAACACGCCGCATGCACCATCCCACGGTTCTGTCCTTTCTTCAAACTTTAACCCGAGCAGCGTGATACCATCTTTGTACATCTGCTCCCAATCTTTGCGGCTGTTAATGTCGTTCTCAATATCCCCAGCCAGATCGGTCGCAATCGTCATCATCTCGCCCGCGTCCATCACCTCGGCTAAGTTCTCATTGAAATCTTCCTCGCCGTCGTGACCCATTTCAATTTCTAAGTCACCTAGTTTTAGCCTGACCGCTTCGGGGTCTTCGATTTCAATTTCAATATCTGGCTCACCTTGTGGCAGATCGGCGATTCCTTGTGGGGCTTGGTACAACGACTTATCTACTGACATAATTTTTCCTTAATAGTAGGCTGCTTTGCGCGCCCGAAAATATGATTCCTCTCGTTCATCACTGTCCAAGCTAATGAACCCACCTTGCCTATATCGTAACAGGGCTTGCGACACCGTATCCACATAGTCATCATGTTCCCCAACCGGGAAGGCAGCAACTTCCTCGATTACTTCTTTCGCCCACCGTGTGTCAGGCGCCCACACTTTCCCCGACGAAAATAAGTCAGCCACGGCGTTTAGTCGCACCATTTTATCGTTACCCCTACTCGGCGTAACTTCTTGCACAGGTATACCCATCCTGCGCAGCTCCTGTATCAGAGGCGCACCCGCTGCTTTTTTTTCAACAATGAACGCGTCAGGCTTCCACTCTTTATAGTGCTTGAGCGCAGTCTGCTTCAAGTCCGGGAACGTCATCCTGTCCTTAAACGCATCAAGTAGTATGAGGGCGGGTGACCCTTTGTCTTCATCGTTGTACCAAACACCCCATGTTGTACAGGCACTATAGTCAGAAGTATTTTTCGTTTCATGCGCCGTATCCCAAGACTGGATAATGTATTCGCATGTAGGTGGGTCTTCTTCTTCCCAAATCTGCCAACTCTTTCTAGAAATAATAGCCGACATATCACTTGTAGGCTGCTGCATGTACTGCGCGTTCCAGAACCGGGGGTCTAACTGTAACTTCTTTGCTTTTAACTGGTCAAGCGGCCATTGCTCTGGCCACAAGCTTTTCTCATTTTCCGTATCTTCATTTAAGATTGCGGGTAACTCTACGATCTCCCACTCGTCGGCGTCTGGATTGCGTATCTGAAAATCAACTAACCTACCCGTTAGATCGAGCAAACTCCAGCGTGTCATGATAATGATTATCGCGCCATTAGGCATCAGACGTTGTAGTGGGCCGGTCTGAAACCAACTCCAAGCATTATCAAACGCAAGTCGTGAGTTCGCCTTCATGTCCTGTTCAGAGTGCGGGTCGTCAATTACAAATAAGTCAGCACCCCTACCCGCCAAAGCACCACCCACGCCAACAGCATAGTACTGGCCCCCAGCACCAGTAGACCACTTTCCAGCAGCCTTCTGATCGTCGGCCACTTCCGTTTCAGGAAAGACTTCAAGATACTCCTCACTCTCAATCAAATTCCGTACCCGTCTACCGAAGTCCTCAGACAAACCCGCCGTGTGGGTCGCCATAATGATCTTCTTCTCTGGGTACTGCCCTAAAAAATACGCAGGAAATATATACGAACTGAATTCTGACTTACCCATACGCGGCGCGATGTTAATAATCACGCGCTTTTTCTTGCCGTTTACCACATCCTGAAATATCTTTGCCAGTTTTCTGTGGTGCGGGCCAACTTTAAACCCCGGATACACACGCTTAGCGAACTCTATTGGGTCTAACTGGGCTTTCTTAAGATTATAGCGGCGCTCTTTCTCTTCCAAATCCGCCAGAAACAATTCCTTTTCCTTGCGCGTCATGGTTTTGAGCGCAACTTGTGCAGCTTTCGCTTGTTCTGGTGTCAGGAATTCAAGATTCACTCTTCTTCCTCTGGAGCTATCTCTTTAAACTCCGCCTCTACTACTCCGGCTGCTCGATCTAGTTTGGCTTTAATACGCTTTTCAAGCTCATCATCGCTCAACTCTGCGCGTTTAACCTCAATACGATCTGTAAATAATGCCACTTCTGTCACTTTGCCTAACATTTCTAGCGCTTTAAGACGTATTCGGGCATCAGGGTGGTCGGTTTCTTGCACAATCTTAGTCACCGCCATGTTCCGAAGCTGTTCAGCTTGCTCTAAGAACTTCCATTGGTATGTCGAAACCATTGCTACGGTGGCGCGGATTTCTTCGGGTACTTGCATCTCTAACAATTTTGCTTTGGCGCTGGGGTCGTTGGTGGCTAGCGCGGCAAATGTCTCACCTACTTTCTGTTCTTGCACTTTGTTAATAATGTGGTCGTCGTCGCCGCTTACTTCCTTTAGCCATTCAGACGTATTGAGTTGCGCGTTTAATGTTTGCGCTGCCGTCAGCTTTTCGATTGGCGTAGTGTCCCCATTACCTTCTTCAATTTCAGGTTCATAGTCCGCGGCTGATGCAGATACTAGATGGGATAATAACAAAACGACCTCCAAGGTAGCGCCAGAGTAAGCGATTGAGTGGAGTATATATAATTTTTTACATTTGTCTAGTTTGTTGTATACTGGCGTCTACCACTTGCGTGGTAATCTCCTTGGGTGAAAACCTCTTTGGCCCCCGTGTGTACTTCCGGGGGCTTCTTTTTATTTGCATATGTCTAACTTTTGACATGAGTGGTTGGAATTTTTATATTTTTTATGGGGCGGGTATTTGGGCTTTAAAAAATTAGCACGGCACTAATGGTCTGCTTTTTACTTTTACAACTTTTGACAAAAATTTAAATTGTTTGTGAGGAATAGTGATGATGGGGCTGGCTATCGTCAAGCCAAATCTTGGGGGTGGGGGAGTAGTGGGGTCAACAGAACTGGGAATAGGGCTAGTGAAATACCCCCAAATGGTATAATAGTTATAACTGTGTGGGGTTTCCTGCCAGTAATTGATTTAACTTAACCTAACGTATCTAAGGAGCATTACATGAAACACGCTACATACATCAACGCAATTCGTTCACACATTGAAAGCGGCTTTGCCTTACACGATGCACTCAAGAACTTCGCACCTATCTGGAACGACATGGACAAGGGCGAGCAGCTTGCGTTCAGAGATGACCTAGTAAAGTTAATCGCACTCAAGAAAGGCATCAAGTACAAGTTAGCAGAGAAAGGTGCATTGAAAGGACATCCCACGTTCGAGCGTGGCTCGGCTGGATTGTCAATGGTGAACTACTACATGCCCAAAGCCGTTGTAGAGAAAACCTCTACAACCAGAAAACAAGTAGACGAGATTGCGGCTTACGCTAAACGTATTCAGGGCAAGCTATCCAAAGCACAGATTAAGCGTTTGGTTGCTTTGTTGGCAGCGTGATTTCACAATGTGCAATGCGGGGGCGGGGCTTCATTGCGGTTTCGTCCTCCTGTCAATTTTTATCACTCGCCCCGTTCAGGGGCTTTTTCTTTTGGAGTTCACCATGAATCAAACAGCACAAAAGCTAGAAAACCTCATCAACGAAGTGAAGCAAGAGCAACAAGCGCAGGAAATTGATATAGCTATTCGGATGGCGCAGATAATGCGTGAAGTAATCCGAAAGCAATTCATCAACAAAGCATCTGATAGCGAGTGAAGTGCTTTCTCTAAGCCTTGCGTGCAGGGCTTAGGGGTTGGCATTTGCTAACCGATTGTAGAGACTTCCTCTACATCACACACTCAAGGAGCATTACCATGCAAGCTATCAAATACACATTCCACACCACCTACAAGGGCAAGAACGTAGGCGCATACTTCGTATTCAACCTTCACACACGCCAATACAAAACCTATCAACACTACGCTCGGGCTGTCGCAGCCTACCGCAAACAAGGAGGCTATGGTCACGCAACCATACTACCCAAAGCAGATGCAATTCACTTCATCGGCGCACTCATGGCTAATCCTTCTGTATAACACGTTTGGTGGAAGGGATT